GCGTGAAGCTAAAGTCCTGCGTATGCGTTTCGGTATCGATATGAACACCGACCACACGCTGGAAGAAGTGGGTAAACAGTTCGACGTTACCCGCGAACGTATCCGTCAGATCGAAGCTAAGGCGCTGCGCAAACTGCGCCACCCAAGCCGTTCTGAAGTGCTGCGCAGCTTCCTCGACGACTAATCGTTAGAGTAAAGCGTCATTAAAAAGCCCCGCGATGGTGATGCCGTCGCGGGGCTTTTGCTTTTCAGCCAGCTGCAGATTATTGCGCGTTCAGCGCGTCATACAGCTCGCGATAAGATGCCGTCAGCTCATCCAGCGTCGCACGATTCAACCCGCTTGGGTTCGGCAACACCCAGACTTCCGTCTTACCGATTTTTAACGCCTGACGCCCCCAGCTCACTTTGCTGATACCAAACGCCTTACTGAACGCCTGCTTGCCCAACACGGCCAGAGCACGCGGCTGATAGCATTCAATCTTAGCCGTTAACGCCGCCCCGCCCTCGCGCAGCTCATCGCGCACCAGCTCGGTGGCCTCCACCGTCGGGCGCTCAACCAGCATGGTGATGCCACACCGGGTATCCAGCAGGTGCTGCTCCTCTTCTGGCTTCAACAAGCGTTCGGTAAAACCCGCCTGATGGATAACTTTCCAAAAGCGATTATTAGCATTAGCGAAATGGAAACCGTGATGCGCAGTCGAAAGGCCGGGGTTGATCCCACAGAAAACCACGCACAAATCCTCGGCAATAATATCGGTTATCATGATGTATCCCTAAGACGTATTTACCCGAGTTATCGCAAAAAACCGCAGCAATGACAACAGTCTACAATTGCACATAAAACGCGCATACAAACGGAACACCAGTAGACCTGTAACAGTAACTTACCGTATAATCCCGCCCCACGGCCCCTTAGCTCAGTTGGTTAGAGCACGCGACTCATAATCGCTTGGTCACTGGTTCAAGTCCAGTAGGGGCCACCAAATTTTAGCTTTAGATTCAATGAAATAGGCCACTTTTAACCGAGTGGCCTTTTTATTTGGTTTTTTGAGTGGCGATGAAGTGGCGATGAAAACTAACGCCTCGCACTCTAACGCCACCTGCCCCAGCTTCAATCCAGCGTCTTTATTGGTGTATTTTTTACAAGGAAAAAAGATGGCTCTCATCAAATGCAAAGAGTGTAAAAAAGATGTTTCCGAATTCGCGAACAAATGCCCCCACTGCGGCACCAAGAATCCTGATCCAAAAGGCTTGATAAAAGGCATATTTGGTTTGGCTATTATTGCGGGCGTTGCGTGGTTCTTTTTGCACGATACAGATAAAGCTGAGGCAACTAAAATTACCGAGTCAAAAGCTGAGAGCGCCCCGGCAGCAGATCAAACCGAGGCTATTTTCGAAAAAGATTTCGGTGACAAGTGGGCCTTCACATTTGATCGCGGAGTGCTAATTTGCGATACCGGCGCGGCCTATATTTCAGACCCAGTTAAGGATATTACCTACCCCCTAACAGGCCTTGCTCAAACCAGACTTAAAAGCTCTGGCAACACAGCGGGAACAGGGAATTTAGATGATGTTTGGAAAGATGATCCAAAGCCCTACGGTTCTAAAATTAATCTCTCACCATTTATTGACCAAGCCTTAAAACTCTGCAAATAAGACACAAAAAAAACCCGCTCAAGGCGGGTTTCTCTTTTTCTCTTTCTTAGTGAATCATTAGTGACTGCTGCCCCATTTTATCCGGGTGAGGTAACACGGCGTTAATCTGCCCCGGCTCCACAATGATGCACGCCAATGACTCATGAGTTTTAAACGTGGCGCTGCAATTTATGTTCTGACATTGGTGATAACGTTCTTTCGTTGTCTGGCTAAGGTAACGGCTTGAACGGGCATGAGCGGCGTGGTGGCATTTCGGGCAGTGCATCATTGTAATCACCATATGGTCATAGTAGTCATTTCCGCGCATTGTATGCCAAAGCTGGAAACATACATCTCACATTATAGTCTTTTACATATCCTCTTCTTTTTCCTCGTAACTCACATCTTTCAGAAGCACCTCAAGATTTAGCGCCGTGGTGTAGCCGCTGGAGTTCACGCTGTGAATGACTTTAGTAATCATCCACGACTGCGCGTCGATCACCTCTTTGAAACCTTGCACCCTGATAGGCGTTTCAGGGAATAGATTGGCGCGGCCCTTTGCCAGATTGATAGAAAACTCAGCGACGCCACGCTGCAATTTCTCCCACTTGGCCTGAGCCGCTCGCATTGCCGCTTTCTTGCTGGAGAAAACGGTAGTCATTGAAAAAACGTTATCCTCACTCCCCGCCAAATAATCGCCTTCTTTGTCTTCAACTGGCTTAGGGGCTTTAGCCACCTTGTGTTTAGCTTTTGGCGCGGCAGGGTGTTGCAGCGCGCGAAGCTGCTTAAACTTCGGCTTGCGCTGCAATTTCACCTTCGCCTTAGCTTTCTTCTGCTTTGGGTCTTTGGTGTGCAACCAGCTCGCGGAAACGCCGGTATAGGCATCACGGTCTGCAATGCTAAACGTGTGCCCGTCGCCGTCGCTGCGGGTCAGCGTATAGACCGGAATTGGCTTACCGCTCGCTGTTACTCCGCCACCCGGCTTTATAAATAACAGCCTGCCCGCCTTAATAATTGCCGCCGCGCCGTTCAGCTCAGCGAGTCGTGTGATAAATTTCGCGTCCGTTTCTTGGGTCTGGTCGATATGTGAAACGACAACCTTCGCGAAACTTTCAGCCACTGCCGGTTTTAGCTTATTACGCTCGGCAACCTGCCCGACAATATCGGCAAGGGTTAAGCCGTGGTATGACTTATCGCGGCGTGAATTTAACGAGCCTCGATAGTCAGCGCTCCGGGCGCGTATGGTTAGCGTATCGGGCGCGCCCCTGTGCTCAACCTCGTCAACGGTGAATTCCCCCTTGTGAAAAAGCATCTCGCCTTTCCAACCAAGGGAAACAGAAATCACCGCACCGCGCGGGGGCATCTGCAAGCGCCCGTCTGCGTCGTCCAACTCCAGATCGAGCTGGTCAGCTTCAAAGCCGCGGTTATCGGTGAGCGATAATGAAATCAGGCGCGGGGCAATGTCCTGCGTTACATCGACTGAGTTAACTTTGAGTTCGTAATCCGGCGCGAAGCGCGCACCGTTGCCGATGGCAATCGGGTCAATTATCACGACAAGTACCCCCCAACAAAGGTTTTAGCCCGTTCCGCCGCGCCTTCGGCTCCATCCATCAGGCCGCTCGCCTGCTCCTTTAAATCACCAAACATCGCCGCAAGCGATTCATCAACGCGCAGTAGGTTGACAGTGAATTCAATCCTGCGGGCGCTACCGTCTGCAAAAAGCTCGCTATACGTTTCACTGAGGCTCTCAACGACGAACATGCCGTAAATCGTGCCGTCGCCGCCAATCAGTGACCACGCCCGCCCCTGATCTGCCATCAAGTGCAGCCCCAGCAGGCTTAATTTGCCGCCGGTGATTTCGGGCAATAGCTCGCCGGATAGCGTGATTTTTTCTGCACCCGGCCCCAAAAATTGCGGGATGGCCCGCAGGCCCACGCGGTCATTAGTGGGCCAGCGATAATCAGTTTGTCGCTGTAGATTTTGATAGGGCAGGGTTTGCAGCATAAAAACGAACATGCCTAGGGCTAACATCATTTTTTATTTCTCCTGTTACATTGCGCTGCGGGCGCTAGCGGCCTGAGTGCGCATTAACATCTGTATCTGGCGTGCAACTTCGCGGGCAATATCCTGCGGGTTTTGCCCCGGCTGCGGGTGAATGTTAATTTGCGGGGCAACAACAGGCTGCGGCGGTGCGTTATCCCTGCGCCCTGCGGCGCGCACCGGCGTAGCTGTCAGCGCCATTGCAGGCGGGTTGCCATTGCCTTGCTCGGCACCCGGCCCCTGTACATCGCCAAGGCTTGGCCCGACAGACAGCAGCGGCCCGTTTTTATTGAGCGAGAGCGGGGGCACGTCGGGGATTTTGATGTTAGGCGTAACCGCCTTATCCGATTTCATCCAGTCGGGCAGGTAATCAGTGACGCTGGTCAGCTTGGCCTTAAGCACCTCCCACTTTGACGAAATCCCATCAATCAACGCGTCAATCATGGCGCTACCCGCCGCCTTGAACTTGCCCGGCAACTCAAGCACGGTATCAAACACCCGCCCCCAAAATGATTTCAGCCAGTCGAGATAGGCGGTAAAAATGGTTATGGCCCCGTCTTTTATGCGCTGCCAGACAGCAGCAAATTGAGCTGGCAAAGCCTCAACCACGCTAACAATTTTGGCCCACGCATCACTTAGCCAGTTTGTGATACCACCCCAAACCGAAGACGTCCAAGCGGCAACCGTATCCCATAGCGCCTTGAACTTTGGCCCGAGCGTTTCCCAGTTGGCCCAAATGTAGACAGCCGCCATAGCGATAAGACTGGCAATCAGGATCAGCGGGTTTGTCATAGCGACGCGCCCCAGCCAGAGCAAAGCCTTACCAACTTTCAGCAGAACGGGGCCAAGAAGACCAAATGCCCTAACAGTCAGCCCCAATCCACGAACTAGCCCGGAGGTCGTCAGCCTGACTAACCACCACAGCGATTTAATTAGCCCTTTGCTCCCCGCCCATAGATAGCCCATCCCTTTAATGACCGGCCCAACCACTACCCCTAGCAAACCAAGACCGGCAATAAGCGCCGTAGCGCCGCCACCGGTCGCAATAAGCGCCCCTGTCAGCTCCGGGTTCACCTTCACCCACTTACCCATAACTGTTAGCCAGTCGGTAGCGGATTGCGTCATTCTGCGCAGGCTAGAGTCCTGCTTTTCGAAAACCTCAATCTGCATATCCTCAAAGGCGGATTGCATATTTTTCAGATCGCCGTCGAGGTTGTTGGTTTTTACTTTTGCGATGGCATCAGCCGTGCCCGCTGAGTGATCAAGCGCGTTTTTCTTTTCACTCAACTTGCCGTTACCCGCCGCCTCAACCAACTTAACCGCGCCTTTCATCGCCTCTTCACCAAAAATGACTTTTAGGTATTCGGCCTGCTGCGCCGTGCCTAATTTGTTCTTTTTGAATGAGGCGTTGATATCAGACAGGATATTTTGGATCGGCAGCATGTTGCCTTTTTTGTCGCGCGTCTTGATACCCAGCTCATGCAGCGCAGCCGGTGCCTGACCGGTTGGCGCTTGCAAGCGGCTAAAGATCGCACTTGCCCCAGTACCCGCCATGCTCCCCTTTATGCCGTTGTCTGCCATTACGCCGAGCATTGCGGTCGTGTCTTCAATGCTTGCGCCAGCCGCTTTTGCAATCGGGGCAACATATTTCATCGCCTCGCCCAGCTCTATCAGGTTGGTGTTTGAACTGGTAAAGCCTTTCGCCATGACGTCAGAAACGCGCTTTATCTGATCCATGGGGATATTGAAGGCGGATTGCATATTGGTAACGATATCCGCCGCCTCGGCAATATCGACGTCAGAAGCCAACGACAGATTTACCGTGGGTTCAGTTGCGGCAAGGATTTGGTCAGCGCCGTAACCCGAGCGAGCCAATACGCCCTGAGTTCGTGCCACGTCGCCGGGGGAAAATGCCGTGCTGCCGCCAATGTCTCGCGCCTGCTGGCGAATAGCCGCAAGCTTGCTGTCTTTCTTATCAAGCCCAAGAATGGCCTGCGTCCCTGACATTTCTTTATCAAAGCCAATGCCCGGCATGATAAAGCGGCTTTCCGCATACAGCGCAGCCGAGCCTACGCCCAGCGCGACCGCGCCATTGTTTCTAACCCTGTCGCCGACCTGCTGCGTTTTATCAAACCGGCGCTTGCTGTTGGCCTGCTGCTCCTGCCGCTTACTCAGGGTTTGCAGGGATTGGCGCTGGCGGTCTAGCGTGGCGTTGGCCTCCTGCGCTGCGGCTTTAAGGCGGCGCTGCTCAGCGGCGAGCTTACGTGTGGAAATACCCGATGATTCTAGCTCTGTGCGTTGGCGCTGCACGGATACGCGCAAACCGTTCTGCTTAAGCTGTAAATCATTGGCGGCACGCTTCGCCGCTTCCATAAGGCGCGTTTGCTTCGCGGTGGGGTTGGCGGTGTTCTTAAACTCAATCGCCAGCCGGGCGGCTTCATCTTTTGCCTCCTTGAGCTTTTGACTGGTGACAGCGAGCTGAGCACTGGCCTTTTTGAACCCGTCGATTTTTCCCGACTGGTCATTAAGCTGCTTTAAGTCACCCTGCGTTTTGCGGATATCCCCGGACAGGGTTTTACTGGCTTTTTGGATGGATTGAAGCGGCTTTGTAGCGCGGTCTACGGCGTTCAGCAAAACCTGTAATTTTAAATTACTCACTTTCTGCGTCGCTCCGCTTAATGGCGTGATGACGCCAGCGGATCAACTCGCTGAGCGTCATGCTAAACATTTCTGACGGTTGCCAGTGGAAAATGGCGGCAATGTCCGCCATTAGGTCGTCAACCTCAAGCCCTGACGGGAGACTTACGCTTCCGAGTTCGTCGATAAAAAACCGATCACCTTGCCAGCCAGTGCAATCAAATCCGGCAGGTTAAGCGCCTGACACTCGTGCTTTGTCAGCGCTGGCAGGGTGATGCGAGGCAAAATAACGATCAGAGCGTCCACATCGGCATTTGCCAGCGCCGCCAGCCCCACGCCGCGCAGGTGGCCCGCGTTCGGCTTAATAATCTCAACCGTTGAAATGCTCGTTTCGCCGCGTTTAATTGGCGCTTCCAGCGTTACGACGTTTTCGTTTTGGGTTGATACTTCAATGACGTTTTCCATGGTTTAACTCTCATTCATTCAATACAAAAAAGGGGCCAGCACCGGCTATGGCGCTGGCATGAAATTACAGGCCAATGGCCTTGCGGTGTTCCGCGAGGCGGTCAACGCCGCTGACGATTTCGACCATGTTGACGGTATCGACCTCGATCAGCTCGCGCCCGTCGATGGTCAGTTTGAAATAGGTGCACTGCGTCGTAACTTTGGTTTCGGTGTCTTCGCCTTGCTTGTACTCGCCGAAATCAAACTCTTTGTGACGCCCGCGCATTTGCACTTCGACCGCTGAGACTTCGCCGGTGTCGTCGCGCTGGAATGAGCCGGAGAAACGCAGGGGAACGTCCGACGTGCTGCCCCACTGTTGCAGCACCAATTCATCCAGCCCGCCCATTGACCACTCAAGCGCCAGCGCGTCGTCGTCCAGACCGAAATCAATGGACGCCGCGCCGTTCATGCCGCCGCCGCGATAGTTCTCAAGCTTGCGGGTCAGCTTCGGCAGGGTCAGCGAAGACACCACGCCGAGATAGCTATTGCCGTCATTGAACAGGTTCAGGTATTTCAGTTTTTTAGGCAGAGCCATAGTGATTCCTTAGCCGTTAATCGCAGCGCCAAACGTCGCCAGATATTTGTCAGTGATGCGCTGGCGCAGGGTTAAATCTTCCAGCGGCGGAACCGGGGTGTAGTCGTAATCAATGAACAACTTCCCGGCCTTGAGGGTTTCAACGGTGTTGGCTTCATCGTCGTACCAGCATTTGCCGTCAATGATGTAGCCCGCCGTTTTCATTTCGCGCAGCTTGGCGTTGATGCCGTCAATCATGTCGCGAATAAGGGTTGGGGTGAGGGGCTTATCCATCGCCCACAGGTGCGCTTCTGCCATGGTGTCAGCCAGAACCTGCGCGGTGCGGGTGTAGTTCTCAAAGATGAACAGCGGATCATCAGAGCAAGAGCGGTTACCCCAAAACTTAAAGCCGTTTTTGCGAACAAGGGTTGTTACGCCTGCTTGGTTAAGCAAATCTGCGTCAGTGCCGGGGGTTTGCAAATCCCAGTACACGCTCGCTGACAGGCCGGTGACGCCATTAACGCCGACGTTTGACAGGGTTTTATGCCAGCCGGTTTCACTGTCGATTTTGGCGCGCAGGCCGAGCGCATAGGCAGTGGCGGCGGCTTTGTCGCTGGTGCTGGTCGTCGTATTCCATGCCACGAAATCAGGCCAGATAAGCATCAGCTCGCGCTGGCTGAAATTGTCGCGGTACTTGATTGCATCCGGCACGGTTTTGCAGCCGTAGGCGCTGATATAACCGAAGGCGCGCAGCTGCTGGCAAACTGACGCAAGGGCGGCGGCAACCTCTTTATTATCCAGCCCCGGCACGCCGAGAATGCGCGGCTTGACGCCAAGCTCGGCCTGCGCACCTAACAGCGCTTTCATGCCGGTATACATGCCAGTGACGTCGGTGCCGCCGATAATGTTGTTGGTAGTTTCCTCTTCGTCCATGCCCTCTGCTACGCGCACGACGACAACAACCGGCTTTGCCTGATTGGCGATAGCCGTCAGGGAAGCTGAGAGCGTCCCTTTTTTACCGGCCTTGCCCACTGCACTTAGAACGTTGGTGATCAAAACGGGTGTATCTAGCGGAAATACCTTCGAGTCAGCATCTTCGGCAGTGCAGACCATGCCAATGATTGCCGTTGATACGGTGGAAATGATGCGGGTGCCGTCGTTGATTTCGACAACGCGCACGCCGTGATGATAATCAGCCATGTTTTTACTCTCGGTGATTGGTGAGGCGTCAATCATCGCGCGTTGTGAGAAGACAGGCACGGCGGGGGCGGTGTGGGGGGAATGGCACAACGTGACCATGCGGCATAGATAAAAATGACTGTGCTGCAGGTTAATGTCTTTATGGCCAGCACAGCCAGACCTGACTGTGCTCGATACAAAAAACCGCCCGGCGCGGGCGGCTTTTGACTATTTCGCTTGGCGTGGCGCTTCGGGCCATTCGATATCTGGCGCGGCGGAAACGTCAATGCGACTGAGCAAAACGCTGTACTTCTCCCAGTTCTCAAGCTGGCTTTTTTCGGTGTCCGTCGCCATCTTCAACCTGACCGCGCGGGAAAGCTGCTCAATGGCTTTTTCCGTCGTGGCAATGAGCGCGCCCTTTTTAGCCATGGCATCCATAACCAGCGTATCCGGGGCGATTAACTCCCCCTCCTTTAGCACCCAGTCAAACTTGTCTACTAGGCCGGTTGGCGCATCCTCTTTGGGCAATTCGTAAACGCTAAAGCCTTTCGGAAAGAGCATGAAACCTTGGTCGCTGGCACAAGAGACATTGCCTTCATCATCAACCAGCAGGTAAATATTTTTGCTTACCCGCTCTGCATCGTGAGAAATGCTGTACCAGTCGATGCCCTCACCATTTTTTAAATAATTTGCCGTCGGCAGGGGCGGATTTTTCGGCGTGTAACTTTCAAATTTTCCCAGCAATTTCATTTTATGAGCCCCCTACGTTGTACCAGTTACCGTTAATAAGCTTCATGACATAGGCATAGACCACGCGGTTAACGCGGTTGTCGTTGTATGTCTGCGAGGAAATGTTGACCGCGCCCGGAGGAATGAGGTTATCCCACGCATCGCTCCAGCCTGCGATGCTGCTCCAGAACACCACCCGCGGCCCGACTTTTACGTCAGCAACAAAATTAGCGGTCGCCCATCTAATAACGTCGTCAATTCGGACGTTAACCCAGTCATAGCGAGCAAGAGCTACAACCTCATTATTGCTTGAGTTGCGCATATATGGCGATTGAGGGTTGCCAGCAGCGAAACCGGCGTAACTACAGGTGTCCGCTGCTACCGCACCAATCTCATTAGGCAGTGGGCGATAGTTAGGACTGTACACGCGAACGTTAGGCGTGTCGTAAACGCCTGAGCCTGCCTGAATAATTCCTTTGTTATGAATGTTACGGTCTGAATAAATATCTCCATACGAGAAAACGCCGGTGCCAGCCGTAACACTTTTGCCCGTATTAATATCGCCGGGACTATAAAATGAGCCGTCAGTGGGATCGAATGACCAAGAAACCGAAGTCTTGCCGTCCGTATTAACGTTGATCACCGCAATGGGGAAGCTGGTATTCCCCGTGGTCACCCCACCAAAGCTAATTGCGGCTGCATAACCATAATCTAAGGTTTGAAGAATGCCTTTAACGATAGGGTGATACTGGCTAAACCCTTTTGGCGCTTTGTACCCAAATGGCACCATGAACGGGGCCGATCCATTATCGTATTGAGATGCATATGCACCGGCCCCCTCCCAAGAGCCGGACTTACTCGCAAAGTGTCGAGCACCATTGATGTACTCTACGTCTCCGCCCGCCGTGGAAAGCGCACCAACATCGCTCGCAGACGGTACATTGTTGGGGCTGTATACGCGGACATTTCCGCCTGACTCATAAAGCGCTCTGGATGCAATAACATCCCGCCCTGACGCAATATCTCGGCCGTTTCCAGACGTTACGTCACCCGTTGCATTCATAGAACCATTGAGCTGACCGCCCGTTGCTGGATATGCCCCGACATCAGCCGAACTGGGTTTATTGCTCTCACAATAAAGTGCGCCAAAGGGCGTATTATCAATCTGAGCTAATATTTTGTTGCCGTCGCTCCACCCAATATGCACCACATTATTGTTTCTCATTCCAACGCCGCCGCCTTGCTGCACGGCACCCACATTGCCCGCACCGATAGCGATATCATTCGACCCGTCGAAATCCACACCGGCAATCTTTCGCGCGGTTGCGAGCTTATTGGCGGCTACCGCCGTCCCGTTCGAGGGCAGCGCCCCCACGTCTGACGCTGTTGGTTTATTTTTTTCGCTATAGGTTTCCACCCAGCCTGTCCAAGGCCCGTCAATCCCGTTCCATGCCCCAGCGATATATCGCGTCCATTGTCTGCCGGTGCTGGCAAAGGCCACTTGTTGCGTGCTGTTTCCTCCCAGCATAACCAAGACGGCCCCGACAAATCCGTCAATCGGGTATCCCTTCGCCTTGGTCGCCGCCGCTATACCCGGCACGCCGTAATGCCCATACGCCTCTAAACCACGCAACGTATTCAAGCTGTCGGCGGCGGTCATTGGTGGCTTGATTTTGAAGGCGGTGGCGATTTCATCCATCAGCGCCTTGGCATTTTTCTCGCTTGTGCCAGCTGACCACGCGCCCACGTCTTCGGCCTTGATTTCAATGTCCTTCGTTCCGTCAAAGGCATTGCCGGCAATCTTTCGCGCGGCGGCGAGCTTACTTGCTGCGACAGCCGTGCCGCCGCTTGGCAAGCGCCCGTTGGCATTGTCGTTTGCTGCTTTGACGGCTTTCGGCGTGGCTGCAACTGCCTCACTGGTGCTATTGGTCGCGCTGCTCAGTTGGACAAGCCCCTTTGCCGTCAGCGTTGCGTCAGGGTGATTGCGGGTTTTTTCATGCTCGGCAATCTTGTCGTTAACAAACTCCTCGGTAGCCATGACGAGCGAGTCGTCAATGGTCAGGCTCACCGCGCTGGTATCGGTCACGGTGATAACCATGCGCAGGGTTTGCGTGCGGCCTGAACCCTCGGCGAGCGTTGGCTTATAGGTATCCGCCATATTACACACGGCAATCAGCACGCCGTCGTCGGCGTACAGCCCCATTTCACGCATCCAGAAGCCGCCCACGCTGGCACTGATAATTGCCTCAGCAACCACCCAGTTAGCATTTTTAGCATCGAGCTTTAACGAGTTGAGCTTGGTGCGGTAAACCTCTTTAACCAGCTTGGTTTGCGTGGCAACCGGCTGCACGGCCTTGCCGCCGCCGTCGCCGACTGCCATTTCAATAATATTGATATCTTTGCCGGACTGGATAGCGGCGGCAATGCTTGCCTGCCCGAGCTTTGTCACGACAGATTTAAACGTAGCCATGGATTATTACCCCGGATAAACAGTTAAAATTTCGGCGTCAGAGGACACCGCCGCCAGATACACCTCGCCGGTGATATCTTGCGTAATGGTCAGCCCAATCAGGTGGCGGCTGGCGGGCTTGGCGTCGGCAATCAGCCGCTCCATTTCTAAATACATTTCCTCGGTGATGCCGGTTTCCAACACGCCAATATCAAGGCGAAACGTGCCGGGCGCGTCGTTGGTTTCCCACCACTCGGTCACGTTAATCAGATAACCCAACGGCTCAACGACGCGGCGAATTGCGCCAATGGTTCCCTTGTGCCGGTGAATAAACCATGAGGACTGGATCACGCGCCGCTTGGTGGACTCGGGCCAGCTTTCATCCCAGCGATCAACCGACAGCGCCCACGCCAGATAGGGAAGAAACTCCAGCGGGCAGGCCATCGGCTCCCACAGTTCGCGCAACGGCAGCGGCACTTTTTCCAGCTTGGCGCAGGCTTCGACGGCGGCAACCTCCAGCGGCGACGAACCGACAGGCAGCAGGCGGCTACTCATCGTAGCCCCCGATAGTCAGCGCGTAGGCGGTGCAATATGACGCCTGCGTTTTGTCCAGCTCCAGATCGCCGGCAGGATTTGCCAGTTCAACGCGCTGGACGCCTTCGACGTGAAGCGCGGCATAAATGGCGGATAAACGAATGTCGCGGCCCAGCCGGTGCTGTGCGCTAACGTACTTTTTCAGCTTGGCCTCAGCCGCCTGTTTAATGGGTTCCGCTTCGGGGCCGGGGAACAGATACAGCTTGGCCTGAATCTCATAGTTAACGATTTTTGCTGACTGCACGGTGACGCGATCGGCAACCGGGCGCACGTTCTCGTCGTTGAGCGCGGCCTGTACCACCGCCAACAAATCCGCAGGGGCCGAGCCATTACCTGCCTGTGCGAGCACCGACACGGTGACGCAGGCAGGCGAGGGGCTTATCACTGAAATATCCGCCACGCGCCCGTCAGCCGAGCGCCCGTGAAACTCATACGCGCCCACCGGCCCGGCAACGCTCACCCCTTCAAACGCCTGCTGCACGCGGATACGAAAATCAGCGTCGGTTTCCAGCTCCGCCAAGACGGGCGGGATTGCCGTTGTATCAGCCGGGCGCACTATTAGGCGCTGGACGTCATAGCGCGCGGCTATGTTGTCGAGGTCAGAATCGGTCGAATAGGCCAGCATCACCGCCTGCGCGGCCTCGTTGACGCGCTGGCGCAGGATCACTTCGCGGTAGGCGTTTTCCTGCAACAGCTTGACGATAGGCTCTGACTCCAGCGTCAGCGTGCGGGCAATCGCCGCCTGCTGCTCAGGTGGATAGAGTGAAATCAGCGTCGCTTTGCGCTCGGCGAGCAGAGTTTCATAGTCCAATTCTTCCACCACGCGCGGCGCGGGCAGCTGGCTCAGGTCAATGGTTGCCATGGGTTAGCTCACTGGAATGGTTAAAGAAATATCATCCGACGTGTCGCTGCGGGTGCCGGTGATATCAACCACCATCTTTCCGTCAACCGTCGTATTGAAAGTGATGCCTGTCAGCTTCACGCGCGGTTCCCATTTGAGAATTGCGCCATAGCATGCCGCCATGATTTGCAGTTGCAGCGCGGGGTTTTGCGGGCGGTCAACCAGCTCAGAAAGCAGCGAGCCGTAATCCCGGCGCATGACGCGACTGCCAACGGGCGTTATGAGAATGTCAGCGATAGACTGCTGAATGTGCGCAAGGTCTTCGACGCTGCGCCCCGTTCCACGGCTCATGCCAATGTATTTAGCGTTAGTCATTGAGGCACCTGCGTTTGTCCGCCGCCCGTCTGGACGCCGCCGTGTTTGTGGGTATGCAGCACGATGCCGTTTGACGTGATGCCACCGCCTGAGTGCTTTATGTCGCCGGTCATAGTTCCGCCTTGCTTCACCTCAATAGACCCAGTGGTGAGCTTGTTGGTACAAACCACCTCCGGCGTGTCGAGCGTGATGCGTGTTTTCGCGACGACGTTGACCAGGGGGGACGTTATCGCAACTTTTTCCGCAGCGTTGACGGTTGCCGATTTGATACCGGTTGCCAGCAGCGCGCCTGTTTCCGGTTCGTACTCGATCACCGCGCCATCAGGGAAAGTGATATGCACCGCGTCAGCCGAGGCAGACGGCGCGGGGAAGTCGTCGGAGTAAATGCCCGGCATAACAAAACCAGCATCCAGCTCGCCGCCAAGAGACAAAATCAAAACCTGCTCGCCAATGGACGGCGCCCACCAAGAACGTGAACGCCCGGCGCGCGACGCCAGCCAATGCAACCAGTCAGTCGTGTTGCCTGCGGTATCGACGCGACATTGGCTTGCGGCTAAATCCACCTCGGCAACGGTGCCAATGCGGATCAGATTGCGCAGGAGGCGCATAGCGTCATGTAAATCCGGGGAAGTATTCATGCATAAAAGAATGCCGCCCTGTCAGGCGGCATACAATTTGGGGCGGGTTGACTATCGAAGGCACAACGGCGGGTTACACTCTATTTCCCCCTATGAATCGTTTTGTGTCTTCAATGTAACGGTCTAGGTTAGGGTACATACGTTTAATATATAAACGTTCTTCTGCGCTGAGCTCTTGGGGCGTAAGGGGATCTGTATAATTTACATCCCACATCATAAACTTATGGATGGCATAAATTGACGCAAATGATATCGGGCTACGATTTTCATCATCCCACACATGTGCGGCTTCAATGCTTTCAGTATAAAAATCTTGCGGGAAATCAATTATTACTTCGTTAAATTTGTTTCGCCAATATTGTTTGTATTCGATGTAAATATTTTTGTGCGAATTCATTATTATTTCGCTACCAATCCTTTCCGCAGCTGACAATATTCGTGCACATGTTAGCCATTTCATTCTGTCATTGCTAACTTCCATAGAGTCTCTTTCAAATAAAGCACTGTAGGCTTTTTCAAAAAGCATATTTGATTCTTTGAAATAGTCCTCAGAAAGGTGTCTTCGCATGTTGTATACCAAAGCTATTAATGAGCCAGTGAAAGCCATTAATACAACGGAAGTGCTGGCCTCACGATAACCGCAGAAGATTAGGTTTGTAAAAAAAACATTATATTTACTATTGAAAATGGCCTCAGCTTCTTATATACCCACAAGTAATAAATAGAAGTTTTTTTTAATGTGGAGAAAAGACCTCCAGTTGTATCCTTTGACATTTACTTTCCTTTCTCTATAAGAATTATATGTGTTTATAAAATCCATGTAATTATAACTTATCAGATCACACTTAGAATATTAATTAACTCTTCTTCAACAATTTTCATGTCCTCTGCGCCTAGCCCCAGTAGCGGGCGGGCCTCATATTTTACCGGCTCGGCTTTCAGTGATGGCCTATCGCGCAGCCCGTAATGGTGAACCTGTGCCATGCGCTGCACCTGCCCGGTGAACTCGACCACCGCATCATTGCCGGTGCCTACTGCCTTCATGAATTTATTGGTGCGCAGCTTGCTGAACATCTCCCGCTTAATGCGGCCCTTTTTCTTGCGCGGGGGCTGGGAACGTCTCGGCACATAGGGCTTGCCGTCCGGCCCTACCTGCCGCTTTATCCGCTCCTGCTGATTCTTGCGCACGCGCTTAGCAATGGTTGCCGCCATGGCCTTACGGCTTTGCGGTGAAAGGGTTGCAATCAACGCCGCCAGCCTGCTGTCGAACGCCGTTAACTCACTCATTCCACTGGCTCACCAGCTCGCCGTGCAGGTACATTTCACGCGGCTTTTCCACACCCACCGGTAACGGTGGCTCAGGCAGGTGATTGACGTGCAAGCCGCCGTCCAGCTGCTTAACGATAACCCGCTCGGTCAGCTGCAAATTAATACTGATATCGAAACTGTTATCGTTATTCATGTCAGCGCGGAAAGTGAATCCCGCCTGCTGCTTTTCGGCGGTCGCCATAATGTCCGGCTGGTTTTCCCGCAGCCATGCCAGCATCGGCACGATCAGCAAGTCGGCGTCCTGCGTGAAGTCCGTTATCAACAGGTTGAGCTGGTACTGATATTCAAACGACAGCGAGCTGGCGAGCGTGGAAACAATCCGGGCGTTATCGATAAATACGCGAAGTTGCTCAGGGCTTTTTTTGAGCACCGGCACGCGGGCCGTTAGGTAGTCCCGAAGCTGCAAAGGTTTTAGCACGGTGATTCTCCTGACACTGTTTAACCGTTTCAATCTGGAGGCCACAGGCCACCAGTGCGGCCTCCAGATTTCTGACATCGGCGCTTAGGTCGCCGTTATTCTTTGGGTGGCTTGCCGGGATCGGGCAACTGCTTACGGCTGGACAGCCAATGTAAATAATCTCCGGGGGTGGCAAAGGCCGGACGTTCTTGCAGCCGGATAACGTCAGAAGGCAGAGCAGTAGCAAACCACTCGCGCAATGTTTGATTTTCATTAAGTAGCCCTTGAATTTCATATTCCCGATCCCGCGCCTGCTGGTTGGCAGCGCCGAGGGATTCCCGCAGTGCGCGGCCTTGCTGGTCGCGCTCGTCGCCTTCTGCCTGCAAACGGGTGATCGCCCGGTCGCGGCTTTCGATACCAGCGGATAGCGTTTCGATAATTCGCTGATTCGAAACGGCTTCCCGCTTAAGCTTTTTAATGTGTCCGGCCTGACCCAGCGCAAAGACGACAAGGACTGTGATCACAAGGCCAATCAGATAGCGCATTTCAAGCCCCTTTCAGGCAGTAAGCCATTTCA